AGGTGTAAAATAGCGCCTTGCCCCGTGACACCACGGAAACAAGGCGCTAGAATTTTAGCGACTAGTTACGATGTTGATTTTACTCTTCCGTATCCTTATCGCTTGCGTCGTTAAAAGCAACCTCAATGTTTGCAGCACCAAGCGCGTCCATGAGTGCGTCATAACTGCAATTGATGATAAACTCGCGCTTCTCAAGCTCGAACGAAACAAGCACCTGCGACGCCTTGACGCCCAACTTATCGGCCGCGAACTTCTTTGCCGCGCGTGCGTCGCGTGCTTCGGCGTCAAACGTGATGGAAACTGGTGCGCCGTCTCGCACTGCAATTGCCGTGATGTGATAGTTGTTGACCTTGCACGCGATACCCTTGGTGTTTTTCATTTTCTTTTCCTCTCTTGTTCGGGTTTGGGCCTATCCCCTAACCGCTGCACTTATTATATAACGAAACGCGCAACTTTTGCAAGCAAAATTATCGACTTTTTTTGCGTATCTCGCTTGCACGTTTCTCTAGCTCAATTTGCCACCGCATGAGATCTCTTTGTTCGTCTCGCAGCTTGCGCGTTTGCCGCCTTATGTATCCGCGCAAGACGCCTAAAAGTATGGCTAGTACGAAACAGCCTACATAGACTACTGTAACAGTGTGGCTATTCATACTTTACCCCAAACGTGTTTCCGTTGTTTATGGCCCAACCTACGCGAACAATTGAGTTTTGATGTTCGTTGTAAGCAAGATATGGCACTTTGTCAATCGCGCGTTTGTGACTTTGTGTACCGTCCTTATTTAGATACGCTTGACAATGGTTGAAACGTGGTAACACGTATGTGGTTATACCGTCCACAACGCGCGTCAATGGATATGATGCTATTCCATTTACCGCGTTTTTATACACGTTTTCTAGGTCTTGTATAGTGAACTTAAAACCATTTTCCGCTAACCACTTATTAGCTTGTCTGTTAGTGGTCTGCGAAGTCCTATACTCGTCTTTAAGAAATATGAACGGGTTTACATGCATATACACGTCTTTTGTTACATCGTTCGTTGTGTATCCAACTATGAACGTGTAATAAGAAACGAACCATTTGAAATGCGTATACTCAAGCGTGCCAGAATTGAAATGCGTATAATCAAGCGTACCCGAGTTTGTATAATGGAAACGCTTTATTCCCGCGCGCTTGTATGCTTGCATCAACTTTTTATGTTCTTCTTGCGTCTGGTAATCATCAAACGCGCGTTCGGATGTGCAGAAACAATTCATGATTTACCCCTCAATCGTTTTCTCAATCGGAATAAAAACAGCGTCGTATTGCTTAGCTTCTGGACACATCACAAACGGGTTAAAGTCGCTCAAACCATACGCATATAGCGCGGTGCGTATCGCGTCGAAACACATATCCCCGTAGCCCGATAGAACGGCGTTCTTTTCCCTCACCCATTGGTAATATCCGCGACGTTGCCTTGGCATATCGTCGCGCAACCTTGCGAGAATGCGTCCATTGCGTTTATCAAGACGTATGCAGCGCCTACTCTTGGTGTCCAACGTCTCATAGAACGTGTGATGTGGTTTAGTCGTAGCCATTTTTACCCCTCAATCCCATGTATGTTTGCATAGTCTTTAAGCTGCTTCAGTTCGTCTGCTTCAAGTTCTGCATTATCGTCATATGTGCGCATGAGATACAGCGCGATATCCACAAGCGTATCAGTGTCCAAAAATCTCAAGACGTCGTCAAAAACGCCTAGCCTATATTCGAGGTTGTCAAGCACGTCAATTGCGATATTCCTAGTATCATTCATTGCATTCACCTTAATCTCATTTACAGTTCATCGTCACACACGACGAAAATTGTGTTTTCGTGGATATCGTTCCTAAAGTCTGTAGACACTACGATAGCAACGCCATGTTCCGAAATTTCTTCATTAAGCGCCTCAATAAATGTGAGGTACTCATATGCGTAAGGATAGTTACAGTCCATAGATGCACACTCGCCGTCTTGCACGTTAAGCCTAAAGTTTACGGGCTCGTTTTTCTTAGCAAGGCCGTTCACAATTGTCTTGAAAGCGCTTGCGAACGTCTCTTTTACGTGCGAACCAGAATAGATAATCATTTGCGTTACCTCATTTCCTAGTAGGTGTGTGGCGCCCCTTGCGCCTTGCTTGACTACATAGTAACACGTCGCGCCACGGAGCGCAACGGAAATTTAGGAAAATTTTGGTGCAAACGTGTGTTCGCAAAAACACGTGTTCGTTTACATATGAACATATGCACACATGTTCACACTCTCATATTCCCTTGAAGCGCGCGCGGGCGTATGGTGTCGACCCCTCCAAGGCCATAACTTTTAAGTAGAATATCTCACCAAACAAAAAGCGCCCAGTCTTTTGGACTGGGCGCAATGCCACGTGAAGCTATGAAACTAATCTAATTTTGAGAAACTCGCTGGTCCCGAGATTTCTCCTATCTGCTAGAGCATGGCGTTTACCCTCTTCTGAACGGCCGCATACCTAGACCCTAGAATTGCCTTTCGCTCTGCGCCGTTTCCCAGCTTTCCAGAGACGACCAGCTTTGCAAGCTCCGTATCGCTGCCATTGAGCAGCATGTTTACGGCTCCCTGTACCTCAGAATACCTATCTCCAAGAGCTGCCTTGCGAGAGGAGCCGTTTCCGAACTCACCGTTGATTACACGCCTTGCCAGAGAGTATGCAGAGCCATCAATGGATGCGCCATTCGTCTCCTTTCCGCCAGAGACGTACATCTTCCAAGCGCTGGTGTCACCATAGAACACGTCTCCGTCTACGTGCATTCCTCCGATGCTGAGGTTGTCCGTGAACTGCCATGCGGCAAGCGTCCATCCGTTGTGCTTGTAGGGGCACGTCTTGACGGTCGGATACATCGTGGCGCGAGACGGATACCCTGCAAGCCACAGTCCGCAGTTCCGCTTTACGTAGTCAGAGCCATACCCTCGGTTGTTGATGAAGTCGCTGCTCATGTATACCCACGGGTATACGCCAGTTATGGCATGGTACTCCCTGACGAACTCGTCAATGTAATGGTTGTCGTTTCGCCTGTCCTCGAAGTCTAGGACTGGGATTCCCTTGCCGACATATCCCTTAGTCTGGGTGTAGAAGTAGCGCGCTTCCCTTGCTCCTCCGTTGGTTCGAGCGAAGTGGTAGAAGCCGAATGGAATGCCAAGCCTGATGCACTCCTGCACGAACGAGTCGCACGACTTGTCAACGAAGTTTGTTCCCTCCGTTGCCTTCACGATGCAGAAGCCTGGTCTGGTAGCTTCCAGATTGAATCCACGCTGCCAGTTCGATATGTCGATTCCGTTGAGCATGTATAAATCCAATCCCTAGCTTTTCAATCCTATTTCAGTGGGTTTGTACGTTATTGTAGTATCCCATGCCAGCTGCTTTAAATAAATTACAAAGGCTTTCTTTGTCGGTGAGCCAGGAGTACCAAGCATTGTAAATTCAACATTTGCAAAGCCTTGCTGGTTTGTCCAAGGAGTTGGAGAAAAATCCTTTTTTACCATTACAAAATTATCCCAGCCTGTTAGGTTAGTGGTAATCAAATCAGTAAAGTTTGTTATCTTTGAAGCTGAAAATGTTGCAAATGGGGCATTTCTGATTGTGCCGTTGTATCCAATATTAACCATATTATCAATTATGAAATGTTGCAGCATATACGCATTGTAATCGCTCTCTTCAAGGGTATTGATTTTATTTCCCTTATAGCTATAACCGTAAAGGTTATGAACATGCACATAATGCGTTGCATCTGCTTTAAATGCAGTAGAGTTATTGGCAATAAGCGGCTTATGTGCTGCGGCTATTTCATCCGAAACACCGTCATTGTTAAAGTAGGTTTTGAAATCCCCAATTGAAACATCTACATCTCCATTATATCTAAGTCCATACTGCATAGTATCGACATAGAGGGTTTTGATTGTGCATGACGCATAACATTCAAAGGCGACACTATTTATATACAAATCATCATTAGCATATATCCAAGGGTGTACGAATATATATTCATTATGTCCATTGTTATTTGTTACACCATGCTTAATGTTATGAGTTTCAATGTAGTCAATTATATTGTCTGTGCCAAGCATATTTAGCCCAGTACATGAAGCATTAATATTTGAGTTGGTTGCAGAAATCCAAAAGTGATTGCCATAACCAGTGTTGTGCTGCACTGCCGCTACAATATTGTTATTTGATAGGGCTACAATATTACAAAATGTGCAACTAGTAGATAGACCAATATTATTTTTGTTAGAGTTAATATTTACATTATACGTTTTATTATAGGACGTTGTGTTAATAGTCAATACAGCTGTATTAAAATTTTGGCGTAGTGCTGTTAGATAAAGACTTAAAATATTATAGTTATTTGTATAGGTAAGTGGTTCATTCGTGTACCACATGTGAGTTGAATAAATATCACAGTCGGTCAAAAAAGCAGCATTAATTGCAGCACTATCATCGTGTGTACCATCACCATAACCGCCAAAATAAGCTGGTGATACAAATTTACTGATTATTGGGCATGCATACTTACCATTGTTAAGCTCAATAGCGTTATCTTGGTTTGAATTAGAAATAATAAAAGGTATTGGCTCATTCCACATTGTGTTATATCGCAATGCAATTACTGTCATGCCGTCTTGAAGATTTTGCTCTATCATGTCTGCTACAGTCGCAAAAACGTGAGCACCAGTTTTTTTAATCTGATTAACAAATGTTGTGAGTTCCTGCTCCGCTTCCTTAGCCCTGTTTGTCTCCGTATGGATTGCATCCGCGTTGGTATGGATTGCATCCGCGTTGGCCTGCTCCGCTTCCTTAGCTCTAGTTGTCTCAGTCTGGATTGCATCCGCGTTGGCCTGCTCCGCTTCCTTAGCCCTAGTTGTCTCTACTGAAACGGCGGTATCGATAGCCTTCTTGATTCCGTCCGAGGTGACGGCCTTGGTTGAGTCCTCGGTGGGTGTCTCGTCGTATGGCAGAAGGTTGCGCACCTCCTGTCGGTACAGCTCTACCTGCGCATTGTAGTTACCAGTAATCGCCCAAAACTCCTGATTGGTAATCTCCACACCAACGGGCACGAACTGACGCGAAGTGTAGCTGTTGCCCTGATAGAGAACAATGGTAAGCGGTTCATATGGTGCGGAATTGTCCCACTCGATTGATTCTTCGCCCTTGCGCCCAAAGATGGGAACATATCGAGCGCCGATGTACTGTCGCGTACCTACGACCTTAAAGAACTCCTCAAGAATCTGTGAAATCTGTTCAGGCGTGAAAGGTTTTGCCATTGTTGTTCTCCTTAATATGTAATGGTTAGACGTCCATAATTCTCGTCACTATAGTTCGCAATAGTGTCAAGAATAAACGTCAGCTGATATGCGACATTCGCACAGAAATAACCATCCTCAGTAAGGCCGAAGAAAATTCCCTGATTGAGAATCTGCTTCATAATCTTGTTGAAGTTGTCGCGTATCCATTGCTCAATTTGTGCGGCATAATAGTCGAAGAATCCTGATTCCTTGAACTTCTCAAATTCCTGTTGAAGCTCTGCGACGTCATCATGTGTTACATTTAGTTGTACACCAAGTGAATCAGCATAATTGATTATCTTGTCAATTTCAAAACAGATATGCTTTATTCTCTGCTCTGCACTGTACACGTCCCAGTAGAACTGCGGAAGCGCAGGCGTGTATGCAGTGTACGAGCCATACGGTACGATGTGGTACATTCCACCGTCACTTATGCCTTTAGGCATCATCGTCATCTCCCTTCAACACGAGGTTTACCTTTGCTGGCTTTATTCCGATGATTTCTATCAGCTTTGCACCAATCTTTGGATTCATGCACCCAATGTTCTCTATTACGCTAACAAGCTCGGTGAAGGTGACATATGCGCACATTCCAGCACCGATTGGCAGCGATACGTTAATTCCGATGGCATTCGCGCCATATACGGATATCGCGAACTCAAGGAAGTAGCTAAGCACGATTGCGAACAGCTCTCCAAGTTTTCCGTATATGCCATTACGCATCTTCTTCGAGTCAACGGTTCCCATGAACGTCGCTGCGATGTAGCCAGTTGCAAGGTCGAAAACAATCATTATGCATGGAATAACGATAGTCCAGTCAATTACATTCATATATCACATCCCCAATGCTAGTAGCTGTTTGTGTTTACAGTGAAAAGGCACGAGAACAGCGAACTCATGTCGTTCACAATCAACAGGTCAACGTCGTTGTAGTCTTGCAGCCGCTTTGCAGTGTCAATGAAATCGGCCTGTCGAATCCTCTGGAACTCCCTGTCGTTTCCGCTGCTTGCGTAGTCTCCGTTGTCTCCGCTCAGCTGTGTCTGTGGGAAGTCAGAATAAATGTCGCGCCCCTTGTACCACTCGGAATCGCCACCAAACAGCTCTGGAGATTCGTCCATCAGCTTGTACAGTGGGATGTACTTTGGCATTATCTCGTTCATCTTGCGTATGAACTCGTGCTTCCATATTCCAGGAGGAACAAGCGATATCTCACGGAACCAATAGTGGTCTGAAATCTTCTTTCTCAATCGCGCGTCCTGAGCATCGTCGTATTTAGGCCAATCCCAGCCAGTGAACGAATCGTCGCAGAAATTGTCGTTAATGAGTTCGCACAGCTGAATGGCAACTACCGCGTGGTAATCGGGATAGTCGCATTCGCCGTCAAGCTCAATGTTGTCGGTGATTCTCATTCTAGTCACCTGCTTCAAGTTGCGACTTCACGTTGTGCGCAAGGTTCCAGTTCTGGCTCTCGTTGTCCTGACGCATCACGACTTCGATTGGAGCCTTAAGGTACGCGCCGAATCTCTCGTTAAGCTCCCTTGCAGCCTTTCTGCGCTCGATAAGGCACGATTCCAGAACAAGCTCAGATGGCGCCTTCTGCGCTCGAATCTCGTCCTCGGTCATTCGCTCCTGCTTCATCGTCGTGTTGGTCAAGCCAAGCATGGTGTATATTCGGCTCCATATGTTCTGCTCGTCCACCGCCAACTGCTCGCCGATGAACTCGACACCAGTGGACATTGCCTCGTATCCGATTTGCTGAATGTCATCTGTTGCAAGAATCGCAGGCTCCCCACCAGCCACCTGCTTGAACAGGTTTACCATGTCCTGCCTTTTCTCCTGCGGGCCAGTCAGGATGAACGGAATCTGCTGGTGCATCCTGTTCATGCGACGAGTAATCCGCAGGTGCGTGAGCTCGTTTGCGTACAGCCGTATTCCATCCATGAGCGGGTAGCGCGTCTCGTTGTCGAACACGACTACGCCGTTCTTTGCGTCACATGAGTATTTGCTGCCGTTCTGGCCGATGGCAAGCCATCGTATCGGCCTGTCGTACATGTTCGGCTGTCCCTGTTGTGCGCACTGGAGAGAGAGGAAAGTTCCCTCCATCTTTCGCGGGAATGCGATGGATGCGATTCCCTGCGTTACGAGAGTCATCTCAAGATAGCGCTCGTCACAGGTCGGTGGCAGGTTAATCCAGCGGAAGCGGCTCAGTGCCATCTTTGTGATGATGTCTACATAGTATAGATACGTGCGCTGGTTGGCTGACGCGCTTTGCCAATACTCCCAGTTTCCGTAATCGGCGCGACCATTCCAAGGATTCGGAGCGTTGCGCTTCTTGCCGCCACGTCTGCTCATGCTTACACCTCGTTTCCGCTCTCGTCTATTATAGCAAGGTTCAGAGGTGCTGCCAACACCTGCTTCAGGACGCTGTTTGCATCGTCTCGCAGCGAGTCGTATGCGGCGCACTGGGCGTTCATCGTCTGAATCTCCGTGGCCTGAACCGCCTTGGTGTGCTCGTCGTTGTGCGCCACTTCGACATAATAGTCGATTAGTGACTGAATCTCCGCGTCGGTCATTCCTTGGAACGTGCTCAGTTTCAGAAGCTCGTGGACGGAGCGCTGCACTGGCTGCTCGCCACTCGTCTCTCCGCTATCTGTGGTTCCTGTTTCGTCTGTCGTGGTGCCTGTTTCCTCAGCAGTTGTCTTGGTGCTCTCGTCGGTAGTGCTGGAAGCGTTGTCAGTTGTCATATATTCCCACCTTTCCGATTTCGTCTGGGTTTGACCAGACGGTTACGCCATTCTCGAACACTCTCTGTATTGCCGCCCCTATCTCAGAGCTTGCAACGTTTCGGACGTCAACCCAGATGTCTGACGCCTTCCAATAGGTGAAGTGCTTCATGAGGTTAAGTCCGCTTGACTCAACGTCCCAGATTTGGTTCAGCGCATATCCGTATCGTGCGAACTGGGCTGCGGTCTGCGCTATGGCAGAATCGCTCTGTGTCCTTAGCCTGAACTGTATTCCGTTCTGCCCATAGTACATGTTGGCGCCATCGCCGCTTGTCTCAGTCAGCTTGACAGGTGCCCCTCGTCGTGCGTCCAGAAGCCTGTTTCTGGAAGTGTCCTGAGCAGTCTCTAGAGTTTCCTTTGCGTTGAGTACGCCTATCTCCCTAGACCTCGCGCTGTTGGCGTTGCTCGTTGCCAGTATGTTGTCCGCATCGAATATGCTTTCCGCATGGGTTCGACTTGCGTTTGCAACGCTTGTGTCGTATTGACGCTTGGCGTTGTTTACCGCTGTGTTGCGAGTCCTAGCGCTGTTTCCAGTCTGAGTTGTGTACAGGTTCGACGCATTTGTGGTAGCCGCGCTGTAGTTGTTGTCACGCTGCGTTCCTAGAGCCGCGTTGTTGTTGTTCGTCTGGTTGGTGCGTGCCCTGTTCATTCGGTCGGTGTTCTGCTGCCCAGCCATGATGTGCCTGCCAACGATGTTGCTGTTTGCGTTGGTTGTGGCGTCGGTTACGTCAGACGCCGCCTGAGCCATCATTGCTGCGTTGGAATTTGCCGCATCCGCGCTTATCGAACTGGTAACCCAGCCAGAGACACCGCCTGCAATGGCACCTATGGCGCCCATCACTGGGTCGCCGCCACCTGCCATCGCACCAGAAACGGCTCCGCTTGCGATTCCTGATGCTATTCCAGCCTGCCCAGTTGTCCTTGTCGTTGCGATTGACACCTGATTGTTGGTTTCGGTGGTGGATATGGAGACATAGTTGGAGTCGTTGGTGTCCCAACGAGCTATCGTGTTCTGGTTGGTCATGACAGAGGATGAGGCTGAGTTTGCTTCGCTCGCGTTTGCAGCTGCGGCGGCTATCGTGGCATTCGTGTTGGAGCGAGCGGCACTAGCCATGTTGTTGGTGTTCGTTCGCGTGGTTCCTGCCATTGCGTTTGCGTTTGTCTGCGCAGTGTTGGCAGAGTCTATCGCATTGCTGTTTGCCGTCGATGCCGATGCGTTGGCGTTGGCCTGAGCCGTGTTGGCATCGCCTACGCTGATTTCGTGAGAGTTCCTTGCTGAAGCCACTCCGTTTACGTATCCGAGATTGGCAGAGCGAACGGTGTTGTGGTACGCGGTCAAGGCCACCTCTCGCGCGTTGGCGAGCGAGCTTGAATACGAGTCGAGCATGTATGACGTCTCTGCGTCGATGTACAGGGCGAACGTTGGAATGTCCAACTCGAAAAGCAGGCTTCCCCAGTCTCCGTCTGGAACCTGCCTGTCAAGTTCGTCTCCGTTGAGGTTCTTCCACACGTAGCTCTGCGAACCCTCTCCGTTCACGCCAGTGAGGTACACGCGACAGTCAAGTATCGGAAACGCTACGCTGGTAAGAAGTTTTGCACCAATGGAGCTGGTGTTCTCTATTCGAATCTCGGACGTCTTTCCCGAGTTGTCGGACACCTCGATGCGCGAGTAGGGGAAAGTGTACAGCTTGGCGAAACGCTCCTCGTCTGCATCGAAGTGGAACATGTCCTTAGACAGGGAGTATCCTTCCAGTGACCTGTTCGTTCCAGTTACGTAGTAGATTTTGTGCCCAAGGAACGTAAACTCGGCGCCTAGCGAAATCATTTCCTCGGATACGACGAACATGGCCTTTATGGTTCGCAGGAACGCAGGGCTGCTGTTTCTGCAATCCTCAAGGAAGCTACCATCGCTTGCTGGAATCGCGTAGGTGTCAAGCGACGTCGGCATGTTGGCATCGGGCCTGTTGTACATGTTAACACGAGCGTTTAGCTGCGAGTAATCCTTTCCGTTTCCGAATCCATATCTGTTTACATGCAACTGATAGCCATACCAGTCCGAAGTGTCGGAGTACGTTGGATTGGTGAACGAACTTCCATCCTGTATGGTGCCAAGCGCTCCGCTCTGAAGCTGCCTGTATCCAGCAGTGCTGGCAATTACGATGTACTTGGTTCCAGAGCCTACAGGTATATACTTTGAGTCTCGCACGACTGACTCGTCATCGAAGTTGACGTCAGGGGCAAGCAGGTATCGATTGTTATTAATCGGGTTCGATAGATATGCGTCAACATCAGACGCATATACTGGGGCATGTCCCCTTTCGAGCATCATGTAAGTGAGACGAGCGCTATCAATAAAATTAGTCCATACGTCAGGTTGCAGATAAACAACCGTAGTATTAGGAGCAGAGTAAGACACATCGCCGACAAAAAAGTACCAACGACGAACGCCGCAATCAGTCTCGTTCTGTATGAGCGCTTCCTTTGACGTTGCGAGCGGAATGTCCACAAACAGGTAGTTGTATCTACATGCGACGTCGTATGGCAGAGGTAGCTTGATTGAGCCGTCTGGAACGACCCTGGCATTGCTCGTGAGCTTGAGCGTGAACGAGTCCTCAATCGCGTCGAACCATTTGTCTCTTGCATTGTCGTCCTCGAACTTAACCACGTTTGTGTAATCGTTGTTCCACAATACGTTTACAAGATGAATCTTAGTGTCTGGAACCCATCGAGTGTAATCGAACGTGTTCTTTAAGGCATACGGAGAAGCGGTCTCGATGTTTGGAAACTTGGTGTCCGCCAGATGCGAGAAGTCCATGCAACCTCCTTTCGTTATGAGATGTGGCGGAACTGATAATAGAAAATCAGTTCCGCCACGACAGATGCAACAGCTAAGTGCAGAGTGACGGTATTACGCAGAAGCCGTTACAGTGGCAGTTACGGTTGCAGTATACTCGCTGGTCTTGCCACTGGGGTTGACGTAAGAACTGGTGACCTTGACTGTGATTACATCGCCATAGTTGAGCTTGTTGGAGACATGGAGAACTCCGTACTCGTCAACTCGCGTGGCAGGGCTGTTAACCACATCGCCAGTGGAAGTCTTGACTGTAGTCTCGTAGGTCGCAGCATTGGGAGCAACCTTGATTCCATCGACGTTTGCTGGGTCAAGAGTACCAGTGAGTTTAACCTTGATTGCCGTGGTATCGCCCTTGTCGGGAGTCTCGTTGTCGATTGTTGCGGTCATTCCAGTCACGGACTGCGTCACAGTGGTAACGCTGGTGCCATCGCCAGTGGTGAACATGATTGCTGGAACGAACGGCGAAACGCTGTAGATTCCCCAGTGATGCAGGAAATAGTTGGTTCCAAGGGTCTTTGGGTTATAGGCGCTGGTAGTCTCGTAAACGGTGTCACGGCACTGGAAGAAGTCCTCAGTGGTGAGAAGCGCGACGCAATCGTTCACTGGGAACTCGTCAACGAGCACGGTGCGATACTTGATATCGGCCTTGTCGAGCTGGAACACGCCAGCGAGCGTCTGCACGTCCACGTTTGCCTGAACGTCTGGGGTAATGAGAAGCACGAGTTCGGTAGGCTTGACGAAAACGGGAACGTCCTCGATTGCGCCAGAGTTATAAATGGTGTTCGGGAACCTCAGCCTTCCAGCCATGGAGCGGACAGCTGCAAGAAACTCCTTGCCAGTCGCTTCGGTTGTTGGCGCGCCAGTGAGCTTGTGCTTGTAGAATCCCCATGCGTGCTCGTAGTAGGCAATGAGTTGCATCATGATTCGATACTCGTCGTACTCATCGCTGTTCATCGGAACGGAGAGAATGGACGCGACGAGCTTGTTGAGTCCGTAGTTGTCGGTGAACGCGGTACGCAGCTCTACGTCGTTGATGGTAATGTCGTAGCGGTCACGACGGTTCTGGGAGTGGTACCAAGTTGCGACCTCTGGACGTGCCATCTTGAACACGTCCTCCGCGTCATCCACATACGAATGCGCTCGAATCCACTTCGGAATAATCTCCTGCAAGGTGTCACCATACATCATCTTGCTCTTCTTGAACACTCCGAGAGGGTTCTTGTAGCTCTGCTGATGCACGAACGTGTCTCCTATGCGCATGACGAGCTGGTCGATGAACTGGTTGAAATACTGCCTGTTCATCGGCTCGAACAGCGCGTCGATGGTTGCCTGGATGTTGCCCTGAGTGGGGTCTGGGATTCGCTGCTGGAAGTCGTTGGTTCCATTCAGCCAAACGTCCCTGATAATTGTTGCGTTGTCAGTTGCCATGTCTTATGCTCCTAGTCAATGTCATCAATGGACAGGTCGAGAACGCTGCTCCTTGCAGAGCCGACGTTGTCATCGTCAGATGGGTCGGTATCGTCCACGTCATAGATTACGCCGTTTCCGACGAGCGCGCTCTGCGTGGACACAATCTTGTTCATGGTGCCGTTCATGCGCTGAATCATTTCCTCGATGGCATCGAGTCGAGAGTCGATGCCATTGGTGTCCAAACCAGTGTCACTGCCCGTCTGTCCCGTATCTGGTGCTTCGGTGTTGCCCTCGTTCGCCTCCTGCACATCGTCTTGCGTCTCGTCGATGTCGTCTGTATCTCCCATGCGTTTCTCCTTCCAGCGTAACGACTTTATATGGCAAAGCGGCTAGGAGACTGCCGTGCAGCTCCTAGCCACATTATACGTCGAACGAACGAAAACCGCAATCCGTTGAAACGACTGATAGGGTTCGCTTGGCGTGCGCGGAACTCAATCCGTATCTCTCGCACAGCCAATACTCACATCATGCGGAACGTCACCCGACAAACCTATTCTAGCACAGAACTCGTTCAGGCGTCTAGCATAGACCTCGGCCTTCTGCAAGTCGTACCAACCTCCCTTGTCCTGCTCGCGCCAGATGTACTTGAGAATGCATCCCTTGTAGAAACCAATCACCTCCCTTGGTGACAGTGCCGCTTCGAGCATGTCAAAGCATTCCACGCTTCCGTGAACGTATCTCTTCGGATGCTCCAAGTCGCTTCTAGAAAACTCATTCTCATGCCTTAAATATCGGCCGCATATCTCGTGGTCCTCGTTGTTTGGCTGTTCGTGACTGTTGAAGCAGCTTGTGAAATAAGTGCAATCACCACATGTTGCCATTTGTAATCCTCTCACCTGATTCCGAACATCTGTAGCACGTCACCGAACTTCATCATCACGTCCTCGCTCTCGTACCTGAGCAGCCCATATGTGTACATGTCGAGCACGTATCTCATTGTGCTGCCCAAATGCGTTGCAGCCACGTAGTTTATTGATGCGTCCTGCCGCGTAAGAGAGTAGACTGGCCTTCCAGTGTTGTTAGGTATGTTGTCGGTAACGTGATAGTAACCGTCCATCTGGTCTAGCCATATTCCGAACTTGTTCCCATTGCACACTATGCCGAACGAAAAACGCGCATTCTTCGGCTTTTTCTTTACGAACTCCGAGTTGAGTCGCACGAACTCGTTTTCCAAAGCAATCTTTCCCGCTTCGGTGTTGGCCATCATTCGTCCTGCAACGGTACCTATCGCCTTTTGCGTACCGTACTCTCCTGCTGGTACGTAGTGCATCAGGAACGTCTTTTCGGCGTACCACCTATAGCCGAATTTCAAGTCTGTGCCTACTCCATATGCCGCAAAATAAGGATTAGCCAAATCACAAGCATTGCCAAGTAGATACACACGGGGAGTAATACCTTTAGTATCTGCTCGTTCACGAGAGACAGTATCGACCAAGTTAGCCAGTACGCCGAACTCATTAGGCAGATAGCGATGATACCTGTCCGACCGTTCCAATATGGCTTCATCGAGCAGAATCCTCCTCACGTTGTCGAACGTTCTTTTCTTCATCCTCTGTGCGTCGCTGAGCGCTACGAAATATCCGAACATCTTCCAGAACGGCTTCTTCTTTTCATCGTCTGGTTTCTTTGCGATATAAGCATAACGAGCGTCAGTGCGAAACACGTAATCCTTGAACTCAGGCAGCTTTTCTAGCCTGTTGAAGTATCCATCAGAAACTCCGCTTAGCTCGTTCTTGTATCGCGTAACTTCAACGAAACGCCACTCGTGGCGCAGGTAGTCGCGTATGAACTGCTTGCGCAGGCCGAACGTCTTTCCAACGCCACGAGCTCCGATTACCATAGTAACGTCAGCGTCATACGAGAGGGTCTTTTCCCAGTCGTAGTATTTTTTCATTTCTCCACTTCGCACTCCATGATAGTCTCTATGCCGTTATCTCCGTCTCGCTTCACCCATATGCGGTTTCCGTCCGTTCCGACGTAGCGGCATGTGGTGTCAACCTCTCGTCCATACACGTCGCGCAGGTACGTGACGCTACTTAGGTTCGTGGCCTTCAGCGTCTCTCCCAACCACCTTCCCGCTGGGTACAGCGCTGGTGACTGGTGCGACGTGACGTGTCGCGTCGTTCCGTTGCAATCGGTCACGTCTTTGTCGTACCTGCTGTTGGCACGTGGCTGGTGCTTTTCCAATGCATGTGACACGGATGGTTCCACGAACACGTTGTAGCCAATAGTCTCCTGCAACACGTAATCTATCGGATAGTGCTTTGCCAGTTCCGTTATGACTGTTTCCATGTTTATCTGACCGATTGGACGCCTAAGACCTGCGCACGTGACATGGGCCTTGCCGTCGAAAGACACGCGGCACTTGTTCCAAAGCTCTATGTGCGTATCGTAGTGATGTCCTCTGTTCTCTATGTCGAACGAGCCGATTCCATTCAATGTGGATGCCATCTTCGGGAACGTCTTTCGCACACGTCTCATTGCAACGTTTATGGCATTCTTCGATGCAACTGCTATAGGCTCCAATGCAGCTTCTAGCTCGTCGTCCGTAACGTCTGCGTCACAGGCGCATTTCATCGAGTCTGTGTCCCCACCCAACACACGGCAACGAGTTCCCATCGCTCTGTGGAGCAGTTCCATCGAGATGACCATATGCAACCTGCTTCCACCCACGATGCGCAATCCGTAGGTATAAAGCACTCGCAAGTTCCCTGGCTTGTGCTCGTCGTAGTTTTCTGCCGTGACTCTCGTTTCATCATCAATTACCAACTCTCCGTTTTGCACCTTATAGGATGGTCTGCGAACGTCCTGAGCCTGAGTTCCATAGATACCGTTGAACATACCCTTTACGGTTCCAGTATACCAGCTCTCGAAGAACTGTGGATTGCACGTTCCAGCTTGCAGCTCTTTCGCAATCCCATCTGGAATGCCTGATAGATTGTACTTATACGGTTCACCATAGTTATAGTGCTTGCTTATGAACTTGGCTGCGCTCTTCATCTCGAAAAGCTCGTTGCTTTGAAGCGTCACGAAATCTGGTGGAACCCTGAACTTTGCGGATGCCTCACCAAACAGTGATTCCAGAGAATCCCATTCGTATACCTGTCCCATGCACCAAAGTTCCAGCTCGGAAAGATTCATTATCACCTCTTTAGCTGCATACAGCTTTCCGAATGCGAACTTTCCTCCTGTTACAACGTCGTGCCAACCATAGCTTCTGATGTAGTTGTCTGCTTCTACGTTACGCGCATCTTCGCCATAGTTTTCCTCATACTGCAATGAACGCTTGAACTTGGATGCTGGCTCTAGGGCTATGCCCCATTCATCGAAACACGTTCCCTTTCTTATGCGTATATTGGTTAGTTTCACTCGCGCGTGTATTGCTACATCGAATGGCTTCTCGTAATGCGAAAGAATCTCTTCAAGTTTCGTGTTTAGTATCCTTTTGCAAAACACCTCAATGTCGTGATTCGAGCATATTACGAACTCTTCTGGTTGTAACCTACCATTTATGAACGTATGGTGCATACTGGTTACATCAAGTGATACAACGTTGTGTACAACCATGCTTGCAGTAGCAGCAGCAGTGAACGTGAATCCTCCGCGGAAACATGCCTTGCGTAATGCGTATTGAGCGAACGTATGAGCATCCTCTGCTTTGCAGTGTTCCATGAATGCCTTGTCGAGCGATAGTTTCTTTCCATCATGCTTACCTACCTGTATCCTACCTATCTCGCGTCTTGCCATCTGTCTAACAATTGACGTTTTGGTAAGCACTCTGTTTCCAAAGTCCTCTTGCTTCATCCACTCGTTTGCTCGTAAAAGATATCTCAGATACATTGGTATGACCTGCGTATCTCGCCCTGCGTAAAACTTTTCATCATCAGACAATTCGGTATCTGGTGTGCGAATCAGGTCATAGTTCCAATCGCCAATGGCCTTTGGTAGTCCTGCCGTCTCTCCCATTGCGGCCAGTCCGCGCATCTCAAGGTGATACGTGTCCCAGAAACGCAGTAGCATGTTGTCTGTGTCCTGCTCGTACAAATCTATAGTGTATACGTTAGTGCTGCTCTGTGCATTTACCTGCATGTCATATTCTGAGTCAAGAAGTTCCATTAGCGGCTGTAGGTCGAACATCAGGTTATACGCGCAAATAATTGGAACCTTGCCATCAATTTGCCCAATCTTTATGTAGTCGCGTATGGCCTGCATCATTTCTTCCTCGTACCTATAGAATCTAATGTCATCATCGCGTTCAGGCTCATAATTACGCAAGTCAACGTGTACGATACGGTTATCTATGAACAAAACTGGAAAAGCCCTTGTATCCTCTCCCTCTCCTATGTTCGTTGTCTCTGTATCGTATGACGCTGCGATTTCAAACTTCCTGCGTTTCCTCATAGCATCATCTTCCAGAGCAACATCATCAGTGGTATCGTATTCGCTACATTGGAGCGACCGGAGAAACCTCTGCTGATACTGCACCAGATACAACCGGAACATAACGAAATTCGTCGTCATTGTCCTGTATGGTTTCATATGCCCACTTCTTTTCAGCATCGGTGTAGTCATCTGGATTCGCAAGAATTTCATTTGCTTTCTCTACGTCCCTGTTTCGCTGACCTGAAAGAACATCATTGAAAAATTTTTCAAGGTCACGCTGATGATAGTATTTCAATATGGCTTCGTTTCGCTGCTCAACTGGTACATTCTGCCATGCTTTCTGTGTTGCACGATAGAATATTTGTACTTGTGACTTAGTAAGGCCGCTAATCTCCTCACCAGCAGTGCGTTCTGTGCTCTGTGATGGACCTTGAATGCGCTGGTTCGATGCCATGTTCATTCGAACCTCGAACGACTTGTTCTTTTGCCTTGGAACCTTCAGCGGGAACTCTTCGAGCAAGCTACTTAGCTTTTCTATTCCTCGTGCAACCTGCTTGCTCGTGTGCATACGCTTACCAGTCTTTGTGCTGTAGGTTCGCGTATTGCTTATGGCTCTCTGTATGCGCTTTATGTCCTTTCTTATGCGGCTCTTTATGTTTGCATTTGTTGTGTCGTTAAGCTGCGCTTTCAGGTCAGCTATTCGACGTTGCGCCTTGTCTCGCGCATTCCTAGCGCGTTGATAATTGCTTGACATATCAACACCTCCTTAGAGAAAATAAAAGCGCAGAACGGAGTTTATTTTCCTCCGCTCCGCGCTCCGAGTCGTTATATCTTGCGTTTAGTCTTATGCAGGCACGATGGTCTTGAGAGTGTTGCCGTTGTTGAGCTTCTGGGTAATGCACTTGACAGGAACACTATTTCCGTTGGCAAGCTCAGCGCCCCAAAGGGCAACAATTACCTTGACACTACGAGTCACGCCATCAGACTGCGAGAAATAAACAGTTCCATCATCAGCAATAAGATAGTTGTTGGTGCAGTCATTACCAGACACAGCACGAGTACCTGGAGTAGTGATAACTCCAATCAGGTTAATGACCTCGTTCATCTTGTCCTTGAGCGGAGTGGAGCCATTAAGTGCTTGTGCGACCTGCTTCTTACCCTCGGTAGTGGTCATGTCAAGCGTGCAAACATATCCCTGCGGAATGTTGAATGCATTGTCCTCGACGATAGCTGCGTTCTCAGACTTCACGATGTTCTCTGCCATTTTAGTTACTCCTCTTCATCAAATGATTTACGTTCAGTTACTTGGTCTGCTTCCTGCACGAACTTCTCGATTGGCATCGAGTAGTATGCGCTTCGATGCTTCACAGATTCGACCAAAACCTGCTGCGTTCCTAGCTTCTTGCGAACAGCGTTCGTGGCTCGCGTTACGTCATTGTAATCTCCGTAAAGCTCCACTTCCTCATGCTCGACGTCTCGCCCATTCACAATCACACATGTACATGTGGTTACAGTTACCTTCCTTCCAATACGTGTTGACATTCCCATCTTGATTCACCTCCAATGCTATGCTATGCTTTCCGTGAGCAAAGGCGGTTTCCCGTCTCGCTGTGCTTCATGATACCACAAGTTGTGGTGTGAAAGCAAGAGAAAATTTTGCCAATTTCTAAAATCGTTTCGCTTTC